CACTGACAAATTCTGAGATAACACAAAATTACAACGCACTCAAAGGTCGTTTTGGACTTTAATATTTATAATATATGTCACTAGAACAAGAATATCCATACAGACGCTTTGTTATATTTAATGTAACAGAACTTAACCAAATTGACTTTAATCAAGTATTTGAAACATCAATTGATACAGTTAGAAAATCAGTTGATGAAACAAAAACATTTGTTAAATTTGATTTACCAATGCCTTCATCAGTAGCTAGTTTAACAAGTAAATCTCAAGAATATACTTATGATGAAATTTTAACTATTTTAGCTACACCTGAATGGACATCACCAATGTCTAGTTCTTTAGCTTAATAAATGCCAAACGCAATAAAGTATAAAGCAGGAAACCTAACAGGCAGCCTTCAAAAAGGTAATGTCGCTTTAGGTGTTAGTGGTAGTTTAGGACCAACTTCAACTACTGGTTGGTACAATGGTCCTAATGTTGTAGCAGGTAAATATCAAATATTTGAAACTGCTGTCTCTGGTGATCCTGATGTTTTCTGTCCTCAAGATGATAATGAATTAATTAAATTTGCTCGTTGGAAAGGAGCAACAGGTGCTAATACTGGTTCTGCTGCTGCTGTTTTAGCGTGGATTGGAACTCAATCAAATCTAATGGCTTCTAATTTTCAATATGAAAGTATAGTCACTGATGGTTTAGTTTTAAATTTAGATGCTGGGTTTGTAGGTTCATATCCAACAACAGGAACTCCTTGGTATGATTTAAGTGGAAATACAAATAATGGAACATTAACAAATGGACCAACATTTAACTCTGCTAATAGTGGTTCATTAGTATTTGATGGGGTTAATGATTATGCAACATTGGGAAGTAGTGTTCCTACAACTTTGCGTATAGGTGACGGAGATTTTACTATTGATTTTTGGGTTTACACTAACGGAACAGCAACTTATGCTATTTGTGGAAATCTTAATGATTCAAATGGTGATGGATCTTACTGGATTATTTTAAACTCAACTTTTACAGGACTACACACTGTTCAATTTGGTAGAATTGGCACAAGCTCTAAATTTGGAACTACAACTTTACCTATTAATGCTTGGACAAATGTAATTTTATCTAGAATTGGAACAACAATGATTTGCTATATAAATGGAGCAACCTATTCTACTCCTGCTACTGTAAATAATTTTGCAGGAAATTTTAATATAGATTATTTGCTAGGTATATCAAAATCTAACACTTCATTTAGTGCATATATTTATAAAGGAGTAGGTTTCACATCAACTCAAGTTTTACAAAACTATAACGCTCAAAAAGGAAGATTTGGACTTTAATTTGGCTTTATAAATAAAGTTAATTATATTTAATTATTATGAAAATAGGTTTATGTGGAACAATGTCAGTTGGTAAAACTACATTGATTAATAATTTAATTCAAATTTCTCATTTTTCTGATTATAATAAAGCTACTGAAAGATCTAAATATCTAAGTAGTTTAGGTATTCCATTAAATACTGATTCTACATTAGAAGGTCAATTTATATTTTTAGCTGAAAGAGCTACTGAATTATTACAAACTAATATTTTAACTGATAGAACAATTTGGGATGTATGTGCTTTTACAGCTTTAGCTAAATCTATTGATAATGGAGATAAATTCTATTTTGAAAAAGCAGCTATGACATTAAAAAATAAATATGATTTAGTAGTTTATGTTAAACCTGATGGAGTAGCTATTGAAGATAATGGTATTAGAGAAACAGATTCTACTTATAGAGATGAAATTGATTACCAAATTCGTAACTTATTAGAATTATACCCACCTAAAAATTTATTAACTATATCAGGATCAGTAGAAGATCGCATTAAGGCTATTATTAACCATATTTATAAATAAACTTACAACAATGAGCTCACATTTTAATACGCCTGAATTTGATCATAAGGCTTTCGCTAAGTATTTAGCTGAAAACAAATTAACATCTTCTAGTAGACTTCATTCATTAAATGAAGGTATTGAAGAAGCAACACCATTTGAAAAAGATGCTTTAGATGAAATGGTACCTAATGATATACCTGAAGATGTAATGAAAATTTATAATCAAGAGATTGGTAAAGGAAATTTTCAATTTTCAATAGATGATGCTTTTAAAAAAGCTGGAAAATCAATTGAACAATCTTTAACAGATAAAATCAAACAATCTTTTATGTTCCAAGTTACCGGAGGTAAAAAAGGAAAACCAGGTTTAGGTGAAAGTGAAGAATTAGAAGAAATGGCTAATTTCTTTAAAATTACTAAAGACCAAAAAGATAAACTCAACCCAGACAAATATGTAGGTACTAAAAAATTAGTAGCTCAAGCATTAAAAGGAGATGAAGTTGAAGCTGATCAACCATTTACTAAAGCAACTATTAAAGCTATTATAGGTAAAGATCCATTAAAAGATTTTAATTCTGTATTAGACGCTGAAGAAATTGGTGCTTTAGGAAAAACATCAGATGTTAATCCACAAGAACCAAAAACACCAGGTGTTAGAGGTCGCAAACCAGGAACTTCTACCCCAACTAAAAAAGAACCATCTATGTCAATGGCTAAAGATAAAGTTGTTGGTGTTAGAGATATTGATGGACCAAGATCAGCTGATGTAACTGCCGCTGAAAAAGAATTAGGTGGAGCTAAAGGTATTGAAAGAACAATCGCTATTGATAAAGCAGGCAAAGCTATTATTGCTAAATTAAAAGATAGTAAAGATAAACTTATTGATCCTAAATTTAAAGAAGCTAAACGTTTAGCATTTATATCTTATTTAACTCGTTCAAAAGCTGAAGGTGGTAAAATTGGTTTAAGAAAAGGTGGTGAAACTTATACTAACTTGTTACAAGTTTGGGACAATACAGTTGAAGATTTAATTTCTAAATGAAAAAATATATAACTCAAATTGTTATACTCTTAGGAACTATAGGATTACTATGGTTCCTTTTAGTTCGTAATGATATTTCTTCATCAGAAGCTAAATATCAAAAAACTATTGATTCATTAAATATTGAAATAGGAAAAAAAGATATTAAAATAGCATCTTTAGATTCTACTAGACATATTTTAGATTCTTTAGTAATTTTAGATAAAGCTAAATTAGCTAATATAGCTAAAAAAGCTCAACAATATAAAGAACAATATGAAAAAGAACATAATCGCATCAATAATATGTCTGATGATGATATCATCAGCGAGTTCACAACAGCGTTTAACTGATTCAACGGTAATAATTCCTATTAAATCATTAAAAAACGCTCTTTTAGTTAAAGTTGAAAGAGATAATCTTAAAAAAGAATTAGTTATTGCTCGTGATTCAATAAAAGCTATGGACACTATTATTTTTAGAAAAGATATTATAATTAGTGTTTTAGACTCTACTCGTGTTGTTTTAGATAGTAAAGTTAAAGATTTGAATGGAGTAATTATAGCTAAAGATGGTATTATAAATGAAAAAAGTAAAAAAATTACAAAATTAAATAATACAATTAAAAAATTAACTGGAGCATTTATGATTTCAGTTGTAGGTTTTATTATAGCGCTTTTATGAGTGAACAACAACCCCAAGATATCAAAACTTTAATTAGACAGGAGTACATTAAATGTGCTAGTGATCCTGTTTATTTTATGAAAAAATATTATTGGATTCAACATCCAACAAGAGGTAGAACCCAATTTAATCTATACCCATTCCAGGAAAAAGTATTAAATTTATTTCAAGATAATAGTTACAATATAGTAAATAAATCTAGACAGTTAGGTATATCAACATTAGTTGGTGCTTATACTTTATGGATGATGTTGTTTCAAAAAGATAAAAATATACTTTGTATAGCTACAAAACAAGAAACAGCAAAAAACTTAGTAACTAAAGTTAAATTTGGTTATGAAAATTTACCAAGTTGGCTTAAATTAAAAGCAATAGAAAACAATAAATTATCACTTAAACTAGCTAATGGTTCTCAAATTAAAGCAGTATCAGCAGCTGGTGATTCAGGTCGAAGTGAAGCAGTTTCATTATTAATTATTGATGAAGCAGCATTTATTGACAATATTGAAGAAATATTTGCTAGTGCTCAACAAACATTAGCTACTGGTGGTGGATGTATAGCTATATCTACACCTTACGGTACAGGTAATTGGTTCCATAAAACATGGACTAAAGCTGAGGCTAGAGATAATAGCTTTTTACCAATTAGATTACCATGGACTGTACACCCAGAACGAGATCAAAGATGGAGAGATACACAAACTTCTGACTTAGGACCTAGATTAGCCGCCCAAGAGTGTGATTGTGATTTTAGTACATCTGGTGATACAGCTATTGAACCAGAAATATTAAATTGGTATATAGAAACATATCAAAAAGATCCAATTGAAAGAAGAGGTATTGATGGTAATTATTGGATTTGGGAACACCCAGATTTTTCAAGAACATATGTAGTTACAGCTGACGTAGCTAGAGGTGACGGTAAAGACTTTTCAGCTTTTCATGTTATTGATGTAGATTCAAATACACAAGTAGCTGAATATAAAGGTCAATTAGGTACTAGAGATTATGGTAATTTTTTAGTAGGAGTAGCATCTGAATATAATGATGCTTTATTAGTAATTGAAAATGCTACTTATGGTTGGGATGTATTACAAACAGCTATTGAACGAGGATATAGAAATTTATATTACTCTCCAAAATCAGATATGGCTTTAACTAATGTTGAAATGTATCTTGATAGATATGAAAATGGAAATGGTATGGTTCCTGGATTTACTAATTCTCTTCGTACAAGACCGCTTGTTATCTCAAAACTTGTTAGTTATATTCACGAACGTTCAGTTACAGTACAATCAAAAAGATTGTTAGAGGAATTTAGAACATTTGTTTGGAAAAATGGTAAAGCACAATCTATGGATGGTTATAATGATGATTTGGTTATGAGTTTTGGATTTGCTATGTTTTTACGTGATACAAGTTTACGTTTTAAACAAACAGGTATTGACTTAGCTAGAGCTAGTCTAAACAGTATATCTAGTGGTTATATGCCTGTTATGTCAAGTAACTATTCACCACATAATGTTCATAATGATCCATGGACAATGGATGATGGTATGGGAGGAAAAGAAAACTTAAACTGGCTTATAGGATAATAAATATTTATATATAAATGGCAAATACTTCTTTATTTGGAAGACTACAAAGACTATTCTCATCTGATGTTGTTATTAGAAACACAGGTGGAAATCAGTTATCCGTTATGGATACTGATAGAATTCAATCTTTAGGTGTTCTACAAACAAACTCACTGGTTGATAGATTTCAAAAAATATATACAACTTCAGGTCCTGGAATTTATAATTTAAATTCTGCTCAAAACTATCAAAACATTCGTGTTCAGTTATATGCTGACTATGAATCAATGGATACAGATGCTATTGTGTCTTCTGCATTAGACATTGTTTCAGATGAATGTACTTTAAAAAACGAACAAGGTGAAGTTTTACAAATCAGATCAAGTGATGAAAATATTCAAAAAATTCTTTATAATCTATTTTATGATGTATTGAATGTTGAATTTAATCTTTGGTCATGGACTCGTAATATGTGTAAATATGGTGATTTCTATTTGAAATTAGAAATAGCTGAAAAATATGGAGTATATAATGTTATTCCATTCTCAGCATACACAATGATTAGAGAGGAAGGAACTGATCCACAAAACCCAGCTTATGTTAGATTTAGGTATGATCCAACAGCTGCTACTGGTGTAACAGCTAATTATGCTTCTTATTCTGGTCAAGATACAGGTATTCTATTTCAAAACTATGAAATGGCTCATTTCAGATTAATTAATGATGTTAATTATTTACCTTATGGTAGATCATATCTTGAACCAGGAAGAAAATTATTTAAACAGTATGTATTAATGGAAGATGCTATGTTAATTCATAGAATTGTACGTGCCCCAGAAAAACGTGTTTTTTATGTTAACGTGGGTAATATTCCACCAAATGAAGTTGAAAACTATATGCAACGTATGATGCAAAAAGTTAAAAAAACTCCATTTATTGATCCTAATACTGGTAATTATAATTTGAAATTTAACATGCAAAACATGTTAGAAGATATTTATATTCCTGTTAGAGGTGGTGACTCAACAACAAAAATTGATACTGCTAAAGGTTTAGAATATAATGGTATTGAGGATGTAGCTTATTTAAGAGAAAAATTATTTGCTGCTTTAAAAGTACCTAAAGCTTATTTAGGATATGAAAAAGATTTAAGTGGTAAAGCTACATTAGCCGCTGAAGATATTCGTTTTGCCCGCACTATTGAACGTATTCAACGTATATTACTAAGTGAACTTACTAAAATTGCTCTAGTACATTTATATACTCAAGGTTATGATAATGAAAGTTTAACTAACTTTGAATTAAATTTAACAACTCCATCTATCATTTATGATCAAGAAAGAGTTGCTTTAATGAAGGAAAAAGTTGCTTTAGCTAAAGATATTCAAGAAACATCTTTATTACCTTCAAATTGGATATATGATAATATTTTCCACTTTAGTGAAGATCAATTTGATGAATATAGAGATTTAGTAGCTGAAGATAAAAAACGTACTTTCAGACTTAAACAAATTGAAGAGGAAGGTAATGATCCTGCAGAAACAGGTCAGGTATATGGTACACCACAT